TTAGGCCCTATTGGTGAGAAGTCATGTTCAGGAGAAAGTAGATGTTTTGCAAATTCGCAGACACCTATTTTCGATACCAAGGATTTAGAGAGATTAATCTCTAATCCAAGGTCTGACATGATTGTAAGATAGTTATTCGCCACATTTTCATGTGCGATAATAACATCATCTCCCAGGATGGCATAGTCCTTGAACCACTCTTTAAATCCACATCGCCTTGCAGCGATTTGGACAATAAAGTGGTGGCTCAAAGCCAGCATAGCTCAAGAAGACAAGGCCCCCATAGGCTGGCCTACAGCATACTTCAAGGGTGTTTCCACTTTGGACTTTAGGTCCTTGTAGATTCACTCTCGTTGTACGAGTAGGTTTGCCCAGGCTTCAGCAAACTCACGGTTTATAAATAAACTTAGTAAGTCTGTCTGAAACTTTATGGGGAGCCGATCTGTTGCAGCGGAAAGATCAAAACTTGCAATGTAAGACTGATTATTCAGTCTCCCAAGTAAGTCTTGAACCGGACGCAACTGATTAAAAGTACCGTCTTGCTCTATCTTCCCCAATAACTTAAATAATAAGTCATGGAGAGGACGGAGCGCAGACTGCGTTCAAATATCAGTAATAGCGAAGATTCTAACCTTCCCTGCTGCCTCGAGTTTCTCTGCTAAACGGCCTAACTTCAGAGGTGTAGACCCTGGCACTGCTACATTAGTAGTAGCCAGCTCTTCATCAAGTAATCTACCCAGTTTTAAACCTGTGTATTTGATTACCGTTCTTAGGTACCCCATCATCTCCGGCGAGTTTTGGAATGCAATAGCATCCAAGTACGCCTGTAAGATTGATGGTTTACCATTAGGACCTGCAGTATATAGAGGTAAGAGGTTACCTGAAGGAGTGATGGCCGACTTTGGCTCTCTTCTCATAAATGAGAATCGAGTTTCAGCCGGTAACATCGCTTCAAGGTTTCCCTTGAAGCTTTCCTTGTAGACCCGCTCAACTTCATATGAAGGAAGAGTGTCTACTAACCCA